AAGCCTCAAGATCAGGCTGTGGCAATTGCATATTCTGTTACAGGAAAAGATAAAAAGAAGAAAAATATGGGATTGATTGGTGAAAAGATCAATCGTGGAATTGCAAAATATGGCAAAAACTAAGACTGTTAAACGCTCTAATTCTCTCAAAAATAAAACTGTTGAGAATGCTGATCCTTCTGATTTTCCTGCGAATCCTATGGCAGGAGTTTTCAACTTTGCTGGCGTTGGCAATGATCCTCTTTCCCAGCCTAATAACCTTGCTTATTCTCTATCTTATACTCCTCTAACTTTATATCGAATTATTCTTAATTATGCGTATATGAACAATGGTATTGTTCGTACGATGATTGATGTTCCTGTAGAAGATGCGCTTCGAGGAGGTTTAGATATAGTTTGTGAACAATTAGATGCGGAAGACATTGATGATTTAAATCGCTTTCTGGAAACATCGGGAATTCTTAGAGAAGTTAAGCGAGTTTTAAAATGGGCTTCTTTATTTGGTGGTGCTGGTTTAATTATTAATTCTGCCCAGGATCCCATGACGGAATTTGATATTGATGCAATTTCAGAAGATAGGCCATTATCATTCATTGCTGCTGATCGTTGGGAATTGATTTATAGTTTTCTAAATTCAGAACAAGTTCCCTGTCCATTTAATTATTATGGTCAACAAATTCACAAATCTCGTGTCGTAAAAGTAAACGGGGAGGATGCTCCCTCTCTCGTAGCCCAGAGATTGCAAGGCTGGGGGCTATCTGAATTAGAGCCAGTCCTTCGTTCTTTAAATCAGTATGTTAAAAATCAGGATCTTATTTATCAGTTGCTCGATGAAGCTAAAATTGATGTCTGGCATATTGAAGGATATAACACTCAATTACTTAGTCAAAATGCACAAGGCAAATTAAATAAACGATTACAGATTGCCAATAGTCTTAAGAATTATCATTCTGCTATTATCATGGATAAAGAAGATGAATATGAGCAGAAACAATTAACCTTTGCTGGAATTGCAGATATGCTGAAGGAAATACGTATTGGTGCTGCCGCTGATGTACGTATGCCTATGGCAAAAATATTTGGACTTTCGGCGACGGGCTTTAATGCAGGGGAAGACGACATTGAAAACTACAACGCAAAAGTAGAATCAGGCCCACGAGCTAAAGCCCGTACCATTTTTAATCACATTCTCCCAATTATTGTTAAACATCGTTTCGGATTTGTGCCTGATCGCATAGACCATAGCTATAAGAATTTGCGAGTTATGAAAGCTACTGAAGAAGAGCAGGTTAAGACTGAGAAATTTAATCGAATTCGACAAATGTATCAAGATGATTTATTGACTCCTATAGAATATGACGAAATGCTACGTCATGAAGGATTATTAGATATGGATACCGAAGTTAGTCGTGGCGAACGTGTTCCAGAGAAAGTTGTTGCACCAGAAGATTCAGATATGGCTCCTAAAGGACAAGATAAACAAAAGAAGGCATAGTGGAAAAAACACTTCGTCCAATAATTGACAAGGATATTTACTCGGAAATTATTTGGCACGAGATAGAAAAGATTATGTTTGAAGCGTTATATTTACCTTTATTTGATGCCATAGGATTTGATATTAATCCTAAGAAGATAGTTAAACGAAATGCAAAGGAAGATCTAATCCAAGCCATTAGTCGAGGAACTATCCAATACGTGTCTGGAAAATTTTTTGGAAAATTCAATTCAACTGTGAGCAGAGAACTTAAAAAACTCGGGGCGACGTATGACGTCAAAGAAAAAGCGTACAAAATCGCAGAAACCAAACTCTCTCAAGAACTTCGTATCGCTATTTCGTCGGCTAAAGCGAAGTTCCATGCGCAGGGCGAAAAAATAATGGATACTGTAACAAAGCTTAATCCTAAGCCTCAAATCGATCCGCTCAGACTTTCTTCCCAGTTAAAGGCAGTTCAGGATGATTTGGAAAAACAATTTAAATTGACAACACCTAAAGATTTATCGGTGCCTATTGGATTAACTCCATATGTTAAAAACCGATTACAAGAAGAATATGTCTATAATTTAAATCGCTATATGGATGATTTTTCTAAAAAAGAAATTGTAAAGATTCGTGAAACAGTTAGTAAATATATGGCTATGGGGTATAGGGCTGATCGCATGGCTAAAGCTTTAACTGCTAGTTATGGGCAAACTCAACGTAAGGCAAAATTCTTAGCTCGTCAAGAAACAAGCTTAATGGTGAGTAAATATCGAGAGGCAAGATATGGAGAAGCTGGGATTAATACTTATAAATGGTCTACAAGCCATGATGAAAGAGTCAGGCCGGATCATAAATTGCTTAATAACAGGGTCTTCAGATTCGACGACCCCCCTATTACCGATAGAGCTACGGGAGCAAGAAACAATCCTGGAGAAGATTTTAATTGTCGTTGTGTTGCTTTACCTATTTATAAAGAGTCAGTTAAAGCTGGACAGGAAACAGGAAGATGATCATTAAACTTTTAATATTTCTATATGGATTAGAACTAATTGGACTTATAGCTTTATATGTCCATTGGAAAGTGAGAAAAGATGTATAACGATCTTAAAGCTCGAATTGCAAAAGGAAATACCCGATATAAGAACACAATGAAATATGTCGAAATTTTAGCTAAAGAAGTGAAAATTGGCGACAAAATAATTGTGGCTACTGGTTCTAAAGAAATAGTTCGAAGAATTGAAAAAGTTCCTTCTGATGGTGCATTAAGGCTTTGGTTTAACGATGGAAAATGCTGGGAATTTCTTCCAGGAGATCCCGTGAGGAAATGTTTATATGAATAGATTAATATTTAATGCTAAAACAATTTCAATTCCTGAAAGCATTTTAAATGCAAAAGAATGGCCTAAAACGTATACTTGTCGTTTTATTGAGCCAGGACTAGTCAGCTATAGAGATGTGGGGGCAGGATTGGCTTTAGTTACGAAGGGTACATTGGATAGAATGCTGAACTCTATAATTGGAAAGCCAGTTATTATTCAGCATACCGATGTTACTCCCCAGAACATGAAGCAACATGCAATTGGTTATGTAACTAATGCTTATTTTGATTCTAGTGATGGATGGTATTATTGTACATTTTTAGTTACCGATGATGAAGGCCATGAATATATAAAAAATGGTGCTTCAGTTTCTTGCGGATATACTGTTCGCAATACAAACGGAGGAGGAGAATGGCACGCTATTCGTTATGACGAAGAAATTACCGATGGAGAATACGAACACTTAGCCCTTGTTCGAACTCCTCGATATGAAGATTCTCGAATTCTAGTTAATTCGAAAACAGGAAGAATCATAATAGAAAAACAACCTAATAAGGAGGCAAACCCAATGTTCGGATTTTTAAAGAAAAAGAACGAAAAAGGTGAATTAGAAAAGATGAAGACTGATCTTTCTACTCATTTTGTTCGTTTAGAAAATGGAGATAAAATTTCTTTAAAAGAATTAATGGAATTACGGAATTCCAAGAATTCTGAAGAAAAGAATACTCTCGCTGTAGAAGACGTAATCGAAACAGAATCAGGTGAAGAAGTAAAAATCTCTGATCTTTTGGAATTGCGAAATTCTAAAGCAGGGGAGGAAGTTGATCCTAAAGACCCTACAAAACAAAAGTGGGCTGCTACCGATAAAGAAAAAGAAGAAGAGATGGAAAAGAAGAAAAACGCCGAAGGTGAAGAAGCTGGCGAAAAAGAAGAAAAAGAACGTGAGGAAAAAGAAGAAAAAGATGCAGAAGAAAAATTAAAGAAAGAAGCCGATAAAAAGAAAAATGAGGCTGAGGAAGAAAAGAAAAAGAAGGAAGAAGAGGAAGAACAAATTAAAAAGCATAACGAAAAGACCAAAAAAGATAATGAGCATTTTATCAAGCTCAATAGTCTTCGAAACGGTAATGCTGATGAAGACAGAAGTTTTCTTCCCAGTACATTATCTGAACGGACATCTAAAGGTTCTGATCGTTATGGGAAAAAATAAGATAAATAACCAAATAAAGGAGGAATAAGCATGTCAGTTTTTCAAAATATGAATCAGTTCGGACAAACCCCTTTAAAGGGCAATGTGTCCGCCATTGTTAATCCGGATACGATTTCTGTTCGAGTCGATCCTAATTCTACTAATACTCTTGTTCCTGGTGACGTAGTTGTTTTAACTACTACTAGCGGTAACGAAATTTTAGTAGATAAAGCATCAGCTACTCAAATTGGTTTTGGCTTTGTAATTTATCAAGTCAAAAAAGATAAATTTGTGGCTAATGATCTTATGGAAATTGCTTTAGGTGGAACGATTATGTGGGTAGAAGCAAGTGGTACAGTTACACGTAATCAATTCGTGGAATATGTTTCTTCTACTTCTACAGTAATTGCTTCTGCTGGTACTAATCCTATTTGTGGTTTAGCTTTGGATAGTACTACTACTGGAAATCTTTTCCGTATTATTACTAGATTTGCTTCTATTAATAGTACATTAAGCAGTTCAGTAGTTCTATTAGGTATGCCTGCTGCTCAAGTAACAGGTATTAATCCTAATCAAGGTAGCGTTTTTGTTCTAACTCCTACAGTAGGTGGAACAATTACTGCGAATCTTGTAAATGCTGGTCAAAAGATTAGCTTTATTATTCACACTTCAGGTACGAATGCCTTTTCTCTTACCTTTGGTACAAACTTCAAACCTACTGGAGTATTTGGAACAGGTACAGTAGACGGTAAGAATATTGGAGTTGATTTCGTTTCAGATGGAACTAATTATGTACAAACTGGGCCATCATCTGGTTTAATATAAACTAACTAATTATAAAAGGGAGGTATATATAGTATGGAATCATTTCAAGAAGCATTTGATAAAATTAAACATCGTTATAATGTTAAGTCCACTGCTGGACTTAGACTTCGTAACGCTACAGGTGATATTGATCAATCTACATTAGGTTTTCAGATTGCTATCGATACTTTAACCTATATCAAAAAACAAGTAACAGAGCAAAAGTTTTATGAAATTGCTCCGGCAGAATATGTTCCTATTGCTGTTGGTGAAGGTGCTTTCCAACAGAATATTCTGACAAACTTAACCGTTAATACTTCAGGCGATTTCGAACAAGGTAACGTCAATCAAGCTACGGCTAATGATCGTTTGGCAACTGCTGATGTAGGTATT